TAGCTTGGGATGAAAGTGCTGATAAGTTCGTAGTTGGTACTACAACTGCTACAAATGACGCAACAGGTAACTTAACAATTGCAACAGGTACTTTAGTTGCAAATGTTCAAGGAAATGTAACTGGTGACGTAACTGGTGATGTAACAGGTAATGCTGATACAGCAACACTTGCTGCTGACGCAACAACATTAGCAACGGCTAGAACAATCGCTGGTCAGTCATTTGACGGTAGTGCAAACATAACTATTGCTTCAACTGATTTATCAAACACTAGTGCTATTGCGTTACTGACTGCTTCACAAACCTTGACAAACAAAACAATTGCTGCTGGATCAAACACGATTTCAGGCTTAACATCTTCACACTTTGCTAGTGCTGTAACATTAGTAATTAATGATTCATCTGGATCTGCTGTTAAGACAATTGTTGGTTCTGCAAGTTAATAATCAATTAATCTAAACCGATTTTTAGACACACCATAATTGCGTCTTCGCAACGCCTAATAATCGTATAAATAGTAATAAAGGATTAATATGGCCAACCCAGCAACAAGAGAACAATTAAAACAGTACGCTTTAAGAACACTAGGGAAACCTGTAATTGAAATCAACGTAGATGACGATCAGGCTGAAGATAGATTAGATGAAGCGTTACAATACTTTGCTCAATATCACTATGATGGCGTTGAAAGAACATACCTTAAATACAAAGTAACTCAAGCAGACGTAGATAGAATTAAATCACCTTCAGGTGATACTGCTTCAAGTGTTACTAAAAATTCAGTTACTACTGCATGGTCTGAACAAAATAACTTTATCGTTGTACCTGAAGCTGTACTAGCAGTTACAAGAATATTCCCTTTATCAAATAGAGGTAATCAGAATATGTTTGATGTTAGATATCAATTAAGATTGAATGATCTGTATGATTTTTCATCTTCTTCAGTTATTCATTATGAAATGGTAATGAAAAATTTAGATATGTTAGATCATATATTAGTAGGTGAAAAACCTATTAGATTTAATCAGTATAATAATAAACTCTTTGTAGATATGGATTGGAAAACAGATATAACTGTTGGCGAGTATCTTGTAATTGAGTGTTTTAGAAAACTAGACCCAACTGTTATGACCGATGTATATAACGACATATACTTAAAAAGATATGTTACAGCATTACTTAAAAAACAATGGGGTTCTAACTTATCTAAATTTAATGGTGTTGCAATGTTAGGTGGTGTTACACTTAACGGTCAACAAATATTTTCAGAAGCACTACAAGATATACAAAAATTAGAAGAAGAAATAAGAGGCACATACGAAACGCCTGTAACTTACATGATAGGATAATGCCATGCCAGTCAATCATCACTTTCAAGGCGGCAATGGAATTGGTAACTCAGCAGAAAAGAGATTACACGAAGATTTAATCATAGAAGGCCTAAGAATGTACGGCCTAGATAATTTCTACTTACCAAGAACATTAGTCAACAAAGATTTAGTTTTAGGAGAAGATACTCTATCTAAATTTGACCAGTCATATATGCTTGAGATGTATATGGAAACTGCTGAAGGTTTTGGTGGCGAACAAGAATTAGTATCTAAATTTGGTTTAGAAATTAGAGAAGATACAACATTTGTCATTGCAAAAAGAAGATGGCAAAATCAAGTTGATAACAAAGCAAATAGTATAGTAGATGGTAGACCTAACGAAGGTGATTTAATTTATGTGCCTTTGATGAATAGTTTTTTTGAGATACAATTCGTAGAAGATCAGGAACCATTCTTTCAATTAGGTAACTTACCTGTCTATAAATTAAGAACAACTAGATTTGAATATTCTAGTGAGAAAATTGATACAGGCAGATCAGAAATTGATGTTGCTGAAGATAGATTATCTATAGATCAATTACAACATCAATTAACATTAGAAGATGGTGGTGGTATCATGTTAGAGGATTCTGATACTACATTAAACACTATAAACTTCTTATTGGCAGAAACACACGAAGATATAAATCTTGCAACACAAACTAGAGATTACGCTGACAACGCCACGTACAACGCTGACGCTGGGTTTGATACTGCTAGCACAGGTGATGATATACTAGACTTTACAGAAAGAAACCCTTTCGGAGAGGTTGACGAAACATAATGTTTGGAAAACAATTCTACCACGAATCATTAAGAAAGATTGTTGTATCATTTGGTACAATATTCAATAACATTGTCATTGTAAGAAAAGATGGTGATGGTGGTACAATACAAAGATTAAAAGTACCTCTATCATATTCGCCTAAAGAAAAGTTTTTAACAAGATTAGAACAACAACCTAATTTAGAACAAAGAGAAATGGCAATGTCATTACCTCGTATGGGTTTTGAAATCGCTGGTTTATCTTATGACTCATCTCGTAAATTACAAAGAGTAGGTAAATTTAAAAACGTAAATACTACAGACGCAAGTAAACAGTATTATCAATACAATCCTGTACCTTATAATTTATCATTTAATTTATATTCATTTACAGCAACTGCTGAAGATGGTCTATGTATTATAGAACAAATATTACCATACTTTCAACCAGACTATACAGTTACAGTAAATGCAATACCAGACATGGGTATAAAAAGAGATGTACCGATAACACTAAATAGTGTTGATTATCAGGATACATATGATGGTTCATTTACACAAAGAAGAGCTGTAAACTATACATTAAACTTTACAGCAAAAACTTATCTATATGGCCCTATATATTCTAGTAAAGTTATTAAAACTGCTCAAACAGATTTGTATAACGACACAGGCGCTAGTGCAGAAAAAGAAGAAAGAATTGTTGTAGTTCCTAATCCTACTACTGCTGACGCTGATGATGATTTTGGATTTACAACAACTATAACGAATTATTAATTATGACTATAGACGAAAAAATAAACGAAGCTCTTGGTATCTCTAACGAGAAAATACTAACTAAAGCTGTTGTCAAAAAAGAATTTACTCCACCTGTACCTAGGATGGAAGATAAAGAAAAAGAAGACGTTGATAACGACTACAAATACAGTAGAGAAAATTATTACAATCTTATAGAACGAGGACAAGACGCAATACAAGGTATACTTGATATTGCAAACGAAAGTCAACACCCTAGAGCATATGAAGTTGCAGGTAACTTAATCAAACAAGTTGCTGATACAGTTGACAAATTACAAGACTTACAAGGTAAATTAAAAACATTAAAACATGTGCCAGATAAAGCAAGCACAAATATAAAACAGGCGTTGTTTGTAGGATCATCAGCAGAGTTACATAAAATGTTAAAGAATAAAAACAAAAATGTAGAAGTGCAAGAAGATAAAAAGTTTGATGATGGTTTTAATCCTGACGAAGTAAAATATGACTGAAGCATATCTAGGTAATCCTAATCTATACAAAGCAAATTTACAACAAAGTTATACCGAAGATCAAGTAAGAGAAATTGCAAAGTGTATGGAAGATCCTATACACTTTATAAAAACATACACTAGAATTGTAAACATTGATGAAGGTCTAGTACCTTTTAATATGTATCCTTTTCAGGATAAAATGGTTAAGACATTCCATGAAAATCGTTTTTCTATTTGTAAACTTCCTAGACAGTCTGGTAAATCAACTACAATTATCGCATATCTATTACATCAAGTTATATTCAATGACAATATAAACGTTGCCATACTTGCAAACAAATCATCTACTGCTAGAGATTTATTAGGTAGATTACAACTTGCATATGAAAACTTACCTAAATGGTTACAACAAGGTGTACTAAACTGGAACAAAGGTTCACTTGAATTAGAAAATGGCTCAAAGATACTTGCAGCTGCAACATCTTCAAGTGCAATTAGGGGTGGTTCATTTAACATCATATTCCTTGATGAGTTTGCTTTCATACCTAACAATATATCTGAGCAGTTTTTTAGTTCAGTTTATCCTACAATTTCTTCTGGTAAATCTTCTAAAGTTATGATCGTATCTACACCTCATGGTATGAATATGTTTTATAAATTATGGAATGACGCAATACATGGAAGAAATGATTATAAACCTATTGAAGTGCATTGGTCAGAGGTACCTGGTAGAGATGAAAAATGGAAAGATGAAACGATTAGAAATACTAGTGAGGCACAATTTGCTACCGAGTTTGAGTGTGAGTTTGTAGGTTCAGTAGATACATTAATTAATCCATCTAAATTAAGAAACTTATCACACAATACACCATTAGTATCTAACGAAGGTTTAGATATGTACGAGAGAGCAGAAAAAGGTAAAGATTATGTTATGACAGTTGACGTAGCACGTGGTACTGTAAGAGATTATTCTGCCTTTACTGTATTTGACGTAACACAAATGCCATATAGAATGGTTGCAAAATTTAGAGATAACGAAATTAAACCTATATTGTTTCCTCATACTATTGAGAAAGTCGCAAGAGCATATAACAATGCTCATATATGTGTTGAAGTAAATGATCTAGGACATCAAATAGCAGACGCTTTACAGTTTGAATTAGAATACACAAACTTATTAATGTGTATGATGAAAGGTAGAGCAGGTCAGATATTGGGTGGTGGTTTCAGTAAGAGAGGTACACAATTAGGTGTACGTATGACTAAACAAGTAAAACGTATAGGTTGTTCAAACTTAAAATCACTACTAGAGGGCGACAAGATATTGATAAACGATTTTCATACAATACAAGAGTTATCAACATTTGTAAGACGTGGTAGTGGATGGCAGGCTGAAGAGGGTTCAAATGATGATTTAGTTATGTGTTGCGTTATCTTTGCATGGATCACTAATCAAAGATATTTTAAAGAGATGACAGACCAAGATGTACGTGCTAGAATGTATGCCGAACAACAAAACGCAATAGAACAAGATATGGCACCTTTCGGGTTTATGGATAACGGCATGGAAGAAGAATATCAACAAGATGATAGTGGTGAAGTATGGCAGCCAGTAACCGTACGAAAAGGTGATATTTTATAAATATAAACGAGATTAATGATACCTATTAGCTAATAAGAGGAGAACAAACATATGGCATTTCAAGTTTCACCAGGTGTTCTCGTACAAGAGAGGGATCTAACAAACGTAATCCCAGCAGTAGCAACTACGATCGGTGCTGTTGCAGGACAATTCAATCAAGGACCTATGGACGAAGTTACGTCTATTAGTTCGGAGAAAGAATTAGTAGAAACGTTTGGTAAACCCGACTCTACAAACTTTGAATTTTGGTTTAGTGCTGCAAGTTTCTTGCAATACTCATCAAGTTTAAGAGTAGTACGAGCTGCAAACACTTCAAGTGTTAACGCTGTTGTATCTGGATCAGCATTAAGAATTAAGAACACAGATCATTATCAAAACGGTGACGGTACTACTGGACCTTATAGTAACGGTTCAGCTAACGTTGGCGAATGGGCTGCAAGAACAGCAGGCGCATGGGGTAATAACTTAAAAGTTTCAGTATGTCCGAGTGCAACGGCATATGAAGCAGTAAATAAAACAACAACAAATGACGCTTCAACAGCAGTTGGAGATACAACTATCGTATTAACTTCAGGAACAGATTTTCTTGTAGGTGATATTGTAAACTTCGGCGAGTCAGGTGGGCATGAATATAGAGTTACAGGTGTTTCAACAAACACTTTAACTTTTGTAAGACATCCATCAGGCACAGGCGGACTACACACAGCTGTTGCAAACGGTTCACAAGTAAGAAGAAGATGGCAATACTACGATCTAGTAGATAAAGCACCAGGAACATCAACATACGCTTCTAATAGAAGTGGTGTAAATGACGAAATGCACATAGTAGTCGTTGATGAAGACGGTGGTATTACAGGTACTAGCGGCGAAGTTTTAGAAGTTTATGATTCAGTATCAAAAGGATCAGACGCTAAAACAGCACAAGGTGATACTAACTACTACGTTGACGTACTTTACAACCAATCAGAATACATCTATTGGATGGATCACGTTGCGACAGGATCAAATTGGGGTAGTGCAGTAGCAGGAATAACATTTACTGCTCTGTCAGCACCTTTTGCTAGATCACTTGTAAGTGGTGCAGATGGTTCAACAGTAAGTACTGCTGAATTAAAAACTGCTTACGAAAAATACAATGACGCTGATACTGTAGATGTTAACTTAATCATCGCTGGTAAAGGTAACGCTACACACATTGATAACTTAATTACAATCGCTGAAAACAGAAAAGACGCAATAGTATTTGTTTCTCCTGAAAGATCAGATGTAGTTAACGTTACAAATAGTACTACTCAAACAACTAACGTAAAAGGTTTCTTTGATAGTATTAGATCATCATCATACGCTGTATTTGATAGTGGTTACAAATATACATACGACAAATATAATGACGTATTCAGATATGTTCCTTTAAATGGAGACATTGCTGGATTGGCTGCAAGAACAGACTTAATCGCAGACTCATGGTTCTCACCTGCTGGTTTCAACAGAGGAGTAATTAGAGGTGCAGTTAAACTTTCTTACAATCCAACACAAGGACAAAGAGATGAATTGTACAGAGCGAGAGTAAACCCAGTTGTAACATTACCAGGACAAGGTACTTTATTGTTTGGTGATAAAACTGGATTATCAACGCCGAGTGCTTTTGATAGAATAAACGTAAGAAGATTGTTTATTACTTTGGAAAAAGCAATATCAACAGCTTCTAAATTTCAACTATTTGAATTTAATGACGAGTTTACAAGAGCTCAATTTAGAAACATAGTTGAACCATTCCTTAGAGATGTACAAGGTAGAAGAGGTGTTACAGACTTTAGAGTAGTTTGTGATTCTTCTAATAACACTGCTAATGTCATTGATAGTAATGAGTTTAGAGCTGATATATTTGTTAAACCAAATAGATCAATCAACTTTATACAACTACAATTCGTTGCGACACGATCAGGCGCCGCATTTGAAGAAGTGGTAGGAGGATAAACACATGCCAAATATAAATGACTTTAAAGCTAAGTTAAGAGGCGGTGGAGCTCGTGCCAATCAGTTTAGAGTAACAATGCCTTTCCCTGGTTTTGCTGCTGTAGGTGGTGAAACAGAAACTATGAGTTTCTTAACTACATCTACATCTTTACCAGGAATGACTGTAACGGAAGTTGCAATACCATTTAGAGGTAGGGAGTTATATGTTGCAGGTGATAGAACATTTGCTACATGGACTACAACTATTCTAAATGATACTAACTTCTTAATACGTAACGCTTACGAAAGATGGTTAAATGGTATCAACAATATGTCAGATAACGAGGGGTTAGTAAATCCTGTAGATTATCAAGTTGACGGTTTTGTTGACCAATTAGACAGAAACGGTAACGTGATTAAATCATACACTTTCAGAGGAATGTTTCCAACAACTCTGGATGATATTGCTCTATCGTATAGTGATAACAACTCCGTAGAGAGTTTTACTGCTACACATAGATACCAATACTTTGAAACAAACACTACTACTTAATACCGTTATAAGTATTAATAGTAATAGGAGAAACTAAATTATGGCTGAACTGTTTGGGTTTAAGATAGAACGTTTAAAAGACGCTTCAACCGATCCAAGACAAAATATAGTTCCACCTCAAGCGGAAGACGGTACAACAACCGTCCCCGCTGGTGGGTTTTTTGCGTCTTATGGCGGATTTGATGTAACGGCTAGAAACGAGCTAGACTTAATAAGAAGATATAGAGAAGTATCACTCCATCCCGAGTGTGACCTTGCAATAGAGGATATCATATCTGAGGCAATCGTATCAAATGAAAATCAAAATGCTGTACAATTAGATTTAAGTAAAATTGAATACAGCGAATCTATCAAAAAGAAAATAAGAGAATCCTTTATAGAAGTATTAAAGTTATTAAACTTTGATATAAAAGGACATGATATTTTTAGAAGATGGTACGTAGATGGTAGAATGTACTATCATAAAATTATAGACAAAGAAAGTCCTAGATTAGGGATTACAGAATTAAGATATATAGACCCTCGTAAAATCAAAAAGATTAGAGAGGTTAGAAAGCAGAGAACAGATGGCATGCCTTCTTCATTTGCTTTTGAAAACAAATTCCAAGAATATTATATATTCAACGAAAAAGGAATACATCCAACTGCTACATCAAACGCAGGTGGGTTAAGAATAGCGACAGACGCTATCGCATTTTGTCCGTCTGGTTTAATAGATCAACAGGCAAATCAAGTTTTATCTTATTTACATAAGGCAATTAAACCTGTCAATCAATTAAGAATGATTGAAGACGCTGTTGTAATATACAGAATTGCTCGTGCACCAGAAAGAAGAATATTCTATATTGATGTAGGTAACTTACCTAAAATCAAAGCTGAACAATATTTAAGAGATGTTATGGCTAGATATAGAAACAAACTTGTATATGACGCAAGTACTGGTGAAATTAAAGACGATAGAAATCAGATGAGTATGTTAGAAGACTTTTGGTTGCCTCGTAGAGAAGGTGGGAGAGGAACTGAAATCACTACATTACCTGGTGGTCAAAACTTAGGTGAAATACAAGATATAGAATACTTCCAAAAGAAACTATATCGTTCACTTAATATACCAATCAGTAGATTAGAAGGCGGTCAAGGATTTAATCTAG